GGAACAACAATAAATGCTGATTCGTCAATAGTTGTTGAAACTGCGTTAGCGTCAACGTATAGATCTAGACCTAATACGTTTCCACGTAGTGATTGTGGACCTGAAACACCAGCATTATTTTGTGGGTTGTAAGCATTGTAGATTGGGCGTCCGCCTGAATCTTTTGCTCCAAGTAACAATGACCATTGTGAAGTTCCTGCAATGTATGCAGAAGCTAGTTCGCCAGTTGCTAAATAAGCTGCTGGTGCTTCTGTGGATACATAGGAAATGATTCCGTCGGAAGATGCTGCTGTTGTTGCAGCTTGTGTTCCGCCTGCAGTTAAAGCAGCAATTACGGCTGCGTCTGTTGCTTTGTTGTATGCCTTTTGCATATTGTCAAGCATTGCTTGGAAGAAAGAAGGGTCGCTTCTTTCTAACAATTCAACTGAGTAGCGTTGTAAACCTGCGTATTTTTTAACAGTTAAGTTTACGTATGAAGAAACAATTCCTGTTTCGTCAGGTCCTGCACCTTCTGCAGTTTCTGCAACTGTTCCTGAAGTTGTGATTTTAGGCACACTTATGGTCATTCCAGCAGCAGGGAGCGCACGCGATCCAATAGCATCAATTGCCGGTCTAGAACCAATTAGTGTGTCAACAACTGTTGAAACGTATTGTACTGGTTTGAAAGCAGGGTTGGTTGTGAAAGAATCATCAGCAGCGGTCATTAAGTTAGCAGCTTGTGCTTCTGCATGAGCTACAAATGTTGCTGATTCTTGATTACCAAGTTTTGCTTTAATGCTGTGTTCTAAAAATGAAGCCTTTGAGTTAATTGGGCTTCGTGGTGCTGTGAAGATTGCAGGACGCACGTTGCGTTCTTTGGCTTCAACAGCAGGAACGGCTACAACTTCTACAGCTGCGTCTTCCTTTACTTCGGGGGTTACTTCGTTTGTCACGATAGTATCCTCACTTTCTGTTGGTTGAAAAATGTCTGCGGTTGCAGCCACTTCGGTTATTGTTGCGGTTTCAAAGGCAGGAAATACGACATGACTTACTTCTTTTAATGTGGCTGCGTTAACAATTACATTTTGGTCGTTTGTCACAAAATCGTCAATTGTTGCACCGATAGAAAAACCTGTGCGTAATCCGTCTTGAGCTTCTATTAGTGCGTCGTCACCTGCGTTAGTTCTTGCAATTTTGAATACACCAATTATTCCTGTGCTGGTTTCTTCAAAAGATTTTAGTTTGCCGATTGGTTTGCCCATATCGTGTTCTGTAAATAATTTAATGCCGTCACCAATTTTTAATGAACCAGCGTTAAATATAACGTCGCCCATACTGGTGTGACCAATTTTTGAAAACGGAACAATTGTACCTTTTAGTTCTCTTGTTGTTGCGTTTGCTGAAATTATGTCTGTACTAAATTTAATTAGTGTCATTTATTAGATCTTCTCTTTCTCTTGCCTCTTGGATTGTCATAACTCCAAGTGGGATTAACTTTTGATAGATATCAGCTCTTTCAATTCCTGAAGGGCTGTAAAATTCTTCTAAGTCATACTTAACAATAGATCCGCGTGGTGTTATGTCAATATCTGAAAGCCTTTGTGTTATGCAAGCCATTAAAGGACGTAATGACATGTCAATAAGGTTTCTGCGTTCTGCTGTTACGTTTGAATAAGTCATTGAACCGCCAGCGTTTCCGCCGACGTAATATTCAGGTAAATTACATGCCCTAGCAATTTCGGAAGCCATGTATTGACGTGCAGCGTTTAGCGTTAATTGTTCTGGGCTAAAACCTATGCTTTGAAAGTCGATTGTGTCATTAACAAAAGCAGTTCCGCGTGTCTGTCTGGCAAGTTTCCAAGAATCTAATAGGGCTGTAACTCTTTCAGCAGGCATAGGCAAGTTAGATTTTAATACCACGTTAGGGGTAGGCTCATCTGCAAATCTTTTAACTGCTTTTTCTAATGCAAGTGCTGTAAGTATTGTTGTTCCTGCTCTGTTAAGTAAACCTTCGTCGTATCCTGTAAACGGAATAAGTGAGCCAAGCCCATTTGTTGGCAATTTTGAATTGTCTAAAGTGTAACCTTCAACGTTTGCACTTGTTCTATCTAAAACTTTGCCAATACGACTAGCTGAAATCCATTGGGCACTTAAAGGTCTTCCGTCTGTGCCAAGTTCCATTATTTGTAAGTATCCGTTACCGGTAAACAAAATGTCTTCAGCTAAAAATGTATATACAGATTGTCCTGTCATTCTTGGGTCTGGTTGTCTAATAAAAGGTGGGGTTGTTACTTTAGAGTTATTTGATTCGCGTCTTATTTCCAATGGCAATGATCCGATTGTTGCGCAAATAATGTTTCTGGCTCTAGCTACTGCTGGGACTTGCATGGCTTGGGCACGTAAAACACTTGTAACACCATAAACGCCAAAGGGCTGTGAATAGTCTTGATAATTGTATGGGGCTACTGCTGCGTCTACTTTATTGACGTTGTTTTGTGGTGCAATACCAAGAAGATTTTGTATAAAGCCCATAAGTTCTAATTCTTTACTAAATCGTTATAATAGTCAAGCCGTTAAGCTACTACAATGTCTTGGTTTTGTGACCTTGAGCCGTACTGTTCTGCTTTACCTATTGCAAGTATCATTGATATAGCAGCTGTTGAAGGTTTACGTCTCATCACATACCAAGCACCTGTTTCATTACTTTTCTTTATGCAACTATTAACACTTGCAGATAATTCTGGTTGATTACTATGGGCAAGTCGTCCACCTGACATTGCACTAAGCACTTGATCACAATTAACGTAATAATCTGAGCCTTTAATTACGTTTGCGTTTATCCCAGCTTGTTTAAGTTTAGCTACTACTGAGTCCCCTGTAAATCTGTTCGCAATTACTTCTTCCGCGTTGTAATGCTTTGCCCATTCTGCTATGCGACCTGCAATATATAAATCATCTATTGGGTTGTCTTGTTCTTGGTATTCCATTAGCCCTACAGCTATTGTTTTGTTTTCTAATATTTGTGTTCCTGTTAAAGCCCAACTGTTTCTTTCTGGACTTATCTCTACACCTAGCCAAGTTGGTCTGTCTGCGGTCAGTGTTAGGTTTGGTTGCATACAAGCGTTCCAAGCGCCTTGTTCCCACGCTGAGTTCATTGTATCTACCCATTGACATAACACTTCGGTCATAAATATTTCTGGCGGGTCACTTAACCTGGCTTTAATTGCGTCTACTGTAATTGTTCTGCCGAGTGCTGGGTTTGCTTCTTTCCAACCTTCTATGTCGTTTAGTTTTCTGTGTGGTGCGGCTGACCATTCCATATAACACAATGGATCATCTAAGCCTTTTTCTATTTTGTCTAAAGCACGTTGCCTCATGGCGTTAAGTACTATTGAAGTGTGGTCGCCCGCGTTACTAAAACCCCAAAACTGAGAGTTATAACGAGCGTTCATGGTAAAAACTAAAGCAGAATAAGCGTCGTAAGTTTTTTGTTGTCTAAGTTCATCAAGTACTACAAGATCAGATGAAAGACCTCTTGCGCCACCTGAGTTACTTGCTACAATTTTGTAACGCATGCCATTTTTAAGCATTACTTCTTCGCGTCCGTTTGCCCTTGTAACGTGTTTAACTTTTCTACGTAACCAATCATAATTATCTATTACTTCTACAACTTTTTTAAAAGTTTCTAACGATAAGTCCCTTGTTTGCGCTGAGGCTATTTGTAATTCTTCGTCCCATAAAAATAATCCTGCAAGTATTCTCATTCTAAGAAGATGAGTCTTACCTACTTGTCTTGCAGCTATAGCCAACACATTCTTGTAAGCCCAAGCGCCGTCTGGTTTAACTTTTGAAGCCTCGTCAATTAGATATTGTTGCCAAGGCATAAGAGGCATATCTATTTGTCGCGCAAACTCTGCGACTTCGTTACCCCTAGTTGGGAGTGCTAGTGCTGTGGTCTGAATTCTCGGGGTTGAGTTTCCTAAGATCGTCAAGAGTATCTTCACCAACTTCTAATTCAGGTTTTTCTTTACGACCAAATAAACTAAGCCCATATTTATCTAAGCCAGACTGTAGCTGTGACAAGTATTTAATTTCTTCCATAGGTTTAAGTAAACCTGAGTCCAGGACACCTGCAATAGTAAATAATGCGGCTATGCCTGCAAGGTCAAGCTCTGTAATAAACCCTAAACGTTGCGCTTCATCAGTTGCCTTATCTAACGCTGGCAATATCCTTTGTTTTTCTTCTCTTAGCCCCATTTACTTTTCCTTTGGTTGTTCAAACGGACTTTTAAGTTGTTTTGGGGAGAAAAACAT